TTACGAAGATTGTGTCAAATATTTCAATCAAAACTATTCAGGTAAAACGGCAGAAGAAATAACCGACAATCCGGAACTTTTTAAGGGCGTAAGGTACATGAATCAAAGGGAGTTAGAGAGGTGTCAGACGGTTCCGGAAGGATATACTGATTGTCTATCTAGAAATGAAGCTGCGAGTTGTCTAGGTGATGGTTGGACGGTCGATGTAATAGCGCACATCTTTAGCTTTTTACCGGAAGAATATAAGGTTATATAGCAATTATGAACAACTTTCGCTCTAAACACTTGAAGAAATAGAGACTGGAGAAAATAAATGGAAAACATTGACTGGGAAAACCTAAGGGAGAAAATAACATACATAAACGGCGACTGTATGGATTATATGAAAACTATTCCTGACAAGTATTTTGATTTGGCTATTGTTGATCCTCCGTACTTCAAGGGCGTTGCCGAAGAGGGATTCTATGGGGCGAAAATATCAAGGAACGGAGTAGAACGGTTACGGTCAAAGTCTAAACACTGGGACACTGGAATACCTGACCAAAAATACTATAATGAACTTTTAAGGGTGTCGAAGCACCAGATTATTTGGGGGTGCAATTATTACGAATTTTTACAACCAGCAGGAAGAATTGTTTGGGATAAGGAAAACGATTCTAGCACATTTTCAAATTGCGAGTTGGCCAGCATTAGCCTGATAAATTCAGTAAAAATATTTCGGTGTATGTGGAATGGAATGCTTCAGCATGATATGAAAAATAAAGAAATCCGTCAGCATCCGACGCAAAAACCCGTCGCCCTGTACAAATGGCTACTCAAAAACTACGCCAAACCAAACGACAAGATACTTGATACTCATGTCGGTTCTGCATCTTCTCTTATTGCCTGTTACGATATGGGATTTGACGCGGTAGGGTTTGAGTTAGATGAGGACTATTACAATGCGAGCAAGCAACGATTAGAAGATTTTATGCGACAACCGAAACTTGAAGAACTTGTTTTTCAGGAAAGAGAGCAAGAAGCGATTAAGCAACCAACATTATTCGACAAACCGTAAATTTGCACAAATAAAAGGAGGAAGAAATGAGCATTTTTAACGACGAGAAACCGAAGCAGATAACTTACAAACTAAGCTTTGATAACGGTTTTGACGGATCTTCACAGGAAATCGTAATGAAGTCCACATATATGGACGGAATAGGTTTTAATGAGTTGATGAACGGGTTCAGACAGTTCTTAATAGCTTTGGGTTATTCGGAAGAAACAGCTAGGTATGTTACGTGCTTATCTAAAGAAGACATTGAGCAACTAGGATATAGCGAAGACGACTTTGGAATTGTAAATGTTGAGTGAAAATCTCTTGCACAAACGCAGCAAAACGACTATAATTGAAATAAGAGGGCTACCTGAAGACGTGTTGTTTCAAAAACTTCATAAATAGTAAGGTTGAACCCTCTTTTTACGGGGATAGATTGGTTTAGACGGGGCGTAAACCACCAAATGGAGCGTTTCGGACACGGGTTCGATTCCCGTTATCTCCACCACAATAGCGGTATATGTCTTCGGATGTATAGTAGATGAAAACCTCTACGTGGCGGTAGGAAATGACCGCCAATATATACCGATAAGACAAATGGAAGTCTGTCAGTCTCCAAAACTGATAATCTAGGTTCAAATCCTAGTCTGTATGCCAAATGTTGGATCATTACCAACTGAACTGCGAGGATTCGTGACAACCGCAGAGAGATTGCCAATAAAGCACGACCAAAAGGAGAAAGGTCAACAGATGGCAAGTTGGCGCAAGAGAAATCTTGAGTACCGTAAATGGTAGCGTGGGTTCGATTCCCACTTTCTCCGCAAAAGCCGAACAGAAGCAAATCGAAGTTCGGAACGCAGTTAAAGGATTCTGCGTTGTTAAAATTAAAAATCCTGTTTATATCGCGGGGAGAAATGGCTTTCAAGCAAGGTTCATACCCTTGCCTCCGTGGGATCGTAACCCGCCCCCGCAACCACGAGTGTTTCTTATCGGTTCTTTGCCCTCTGATTAAAAGTAACCGAAGATGAAGAACTATCTGGAAAACACCGGTTGCCGTTGGTGCAAAAGGCAAAAAGTAGTGGGCATAGGGAGAGCAGATAGCGGTTTTACCATTGCAAACCGTCTCTCAAAGAGGCAATCTTAACAGATTGTCTTTTTTATGCAAAAAAGTTCTTGACATACGAGAAATAAAGACTATGATAGAAGAAAAAGGGAGGTTGATTGTATGCCAACAGTAGTAAACGTGATACATCTAACAGGAGATCGTTACAAGCGAGAGATGTTCGACAAGGAACAATTGTCAGAAGCATGGAGTGAATGGAAAAAGCAACGAGAAGCAAGGAAAGGATATGGAGGATAAACACATGCATGAAACAAAATACACAGAAATCTTAAAACTAAAATCAATGCTCGAAAATGACCATATTTCATTCACTTTTAGTTCTATTTTTGACGGCTATCGAATTGATTCTGTAGATGGTTGTAAAGATTTTGATGTAATAGAACACAGTGGAAGCTATGGAAGTAAAGAAAATCTACTTGAAATTATGGGACTTCTCACTATCAAAGAAAAGAAACACGACAGTGTAAAAGGGTGGTTGACCGCCGAAATCGTATTTAGAAGAATAAAAAGGGCAAGAAAAAAATTTTATAGGTGTGGGTGGTAGGGGAATGGACTAATGATGATATGTGAATGTTCTCAATGCGCTAACAACCAGACAGATCTATGTATGTTGGCAACAATATTTCCATGGTTAAATAGTTCAGATGTTAATGGATTTAAGCGTATAGTAGATTGCCCTTATTATACAGAAAGGAGCGTAACAAAATGAAATTTTGGAAAAAGTTTTTATTAAACAGAGAAATTAAAAAAGCAAACATTCACAGGGTTTTTGTTGGACAGGTTGCAAACAATGTTTTGACACCATCAATACAATTACAAGACGATTATTCTTATATGTTTGAGGGATTCTAGAACAAACACGAAAGGAGTAACACCATGCCAGAATATGATAATGTTAATTCGCCTAGTCACTATCAACATGGAGGAATTGAAACAATTGAAGTCATTCAGACCATGTTGACGCCCGAAGAATTTAGAGGGTATTGCAAAGGGAATATCATTAAGTACCGTGAAAGAGCACCGTACAAAGGAAAGACAGAAGAAGATTACGCTAAGGCAAAATGGTACTTTGACAGACTTAATCGGCTTGACACCACAACAAAAGAGGAATAATATAAAAGATAAGAGATCACAACATGCCTACTAACAGTGCAAAACCCGTTGTGCCATAGTTAATAGTACTTCACATGCTTAGCCTATGAAACCTCCGACGTATGAGAGAAGTTGATTAGGAACTGCCGCAGACTAGGTGAAGTCAGAATAAAAAAGAGCGTCAGAAATGGCGTTCTTTTCATTTGCAAATGTCCACTAATTAATGTACAATTAAAGTAACAACTAAATAATCCTTTGAGAAAAGAAAACGGGGAGCGCGAATGTTCAGTTCGCTTATCTCCCCTAGGACTCAAAGTTAGAGCAAGTAACTTGAATCCGTTAGTAGTATTTTACTACAAACAGGATAAGAAATCAAGAGGCTGCACTAACATAGTCGCAGTCTTTTTTCGTCCTGCTTGTAACACTGGTTGGCAGGGTTAAAAAATAATCAGCGGGTGTGCGTAGCCGAGTTTATAGAATACGCGGGCGGTTGAATCCTACTGAATTCGATTCGACTTCCCTCAGTGCGAACTTAGAGCGAGAGACGCACGTTAATATAAGAGCTAGGGTGGAGATCCATATAAGAGTACGCGCCTATGGTTAGGCTATGGAATGAACCGCTGATAAAACTATCAGCAAGCGCGTTTGTGAAAACAATTCTAAATTCAGTGCCACGTTGCGACGAACGAAACGACGAGGATAAAACGTAGAAATTCCGTGAACAGCGGAGTTTCTATGCCCAAAGCTCAAAACTTCTTCTCTGAGGATAAAAACTTAAAAAGAGTAACATTAAAGTGTTGATTAAAACCACTTACAAGAATACAATAAATGTAAGCAGGAGGTGCTTGAATATGGCAAAATACTATAAAAAAAAGCCAGAATGGGTTAAGGCGTGGCAATATGACGGACTAGGCAAGACCAATATTCCTGAATGGGTTTTAGTTGATAATGTAAGCGGATATGAAACGTATTTTTCGATAAATGAATCTTTAACACGTATAGTGTGCCGAGGTTATGTTGTTGATGTAGGATCGTGGTTTGTTATGGACGAATTTGAAGATATATTTGTTCTTGATGATTTAGAATTTAGAGATACATATGAAGTTGAGGGCGATGCATGACAGACGGAGAACTTAAGTCTATTTGTCAAGGGCTTAAGTCAAAAATGACGTATTCTCAAATTGCAGCTTACCTGAAAGATGAATACGGCATTGTAAAATCGGTTGATTCTGTGAGAAACTTAATCACTGGACGATTCTACTCTGTTAAACCTAGTGTATATAATGGAATTGCTGATAAGGATGTATTAGAAGCGAGAGGACTTAACCCTGATAAATGGCGTGTAACTAACTATCGCAAGGATGGATTAAGTGTAAAACCAGTAGAAGGAACAGTCACGCTCGCAGACATAGATCGGTATTTTGCCGATTTTGATGCAAGCAAGCCATTGATTCAACCACTAAAAGTTTGCTATTCGTCTAGTGGGGATACACTACTTGTGGAATTGCCTGACTTGCACGTAGGACTATTATCATGGAGTGACGAAACTGGTGAAGATTACGATGTGAAAATTGCAGAAAAACGTTTAGCAGGATGTTCTGATGACATTGTATCACGTTGCAAAAATCGCACATTCAAAAAAATCATTCTGGTTACGCTAGGAGATTTGATCCACTTTGACAACGCAGACGGGAAAACAACCAAAGGCACAAAGCAAGACATTGACGGTCGTATGCCAAAAGTGTTTGACAGTGTGTTGAATATGCTAATTACTTTGATAGACAAACTAACAGGAATTGCACCCGTAGAAGTGATATATATTCCCGGAAATCATGATGAAATAGTTGGGCGTATGGCAGTGAAGGCTGTTGAGTT